TAAATGCTGTCACCGGGCGAAGAAAAACTCAAAGAGTTGTTCTTGAATATAAAGTGCAACAACCTCCGCTCTAGGTAGTTCGTTGCTGCGTTGGATGTAGCCATCTTCTACTCCTTATGTCCGAGGCCGTTCCGGCAAACCCCTGCGATAGGCGTCTGCGTTTTCTCTTGCCTCTCCCAAGTCCTTCAGCCTCGAGAGTGCTTCAGTAAACTGCTTCTCATACATTTGAAGCATGTCCGGCTCACCCTTCATGTAAATATACGCCTCGTACAAGGAGCCGTAAAGCAAGGCATTTGGAGCGTTGGTGCTTAACCAAGTCGTGCCGCTGTCGGCGCCTGCTGTAAGAGACGCTGGCCGATAGAAGTAATGAAACTCACAAACGTAATTACTATCAGGGGTCGGAGCCAGGATGATATTATCAGTGTCAAACCTAGCATAATACTTGGGCGTGCCCGTCGTGGCCGAGTTGGGGTTGTACTCTTGAATGAAATTAACGTCTTTCTGTAACAGGAATTCTTTCGAGCTACTGTTCGTTATGGACAACGAAAAGGACGCTAGAAAGTCTGTCGGCAATGACAAAAATGGATCGTTCTGCGAAACTGCACTCGTGGCGTTTTTGCGAAAATACTCAAGATCCACGAGGTAGAAGATTCGATCCTCTGCCGCACGAATGAAATCATCTACGTTCGACACAAACGTAGTTTCCGTGTTTTCCGTGTATTCCTGTATGGCAGTTTTTAACTGTGCAAATGTAAACGCCATCTACTTCTCCAACGTCACCGGCCCGGAAGTCGCATTTTCACCACCCCCGCGTTGATTACCCGTGGTGGCGGTGCCGGACGACACCGAAAAGGTGTAAAGGTTAGAATCCGTGACAGTAATCGTATACCCACTGGAACTCTCCAAGGTAGTTTTTGAAAAGCCATCAAAAGACTCCACTTTTCGGAACCTTACAGTATCTCCGCTTGTGCGTCCATGCGAAGGCTCCACCACTGTGATTACTGCACTTCCCGAAGAACTCGACAAAAATGGGTTAGCCGTCAACAATCTCGCAACCCCAACCTCGGTGCGTTGATCGGGACGTGGATCATGGATGGCCTGCGGATCCGGCCCAACACGAATCGGCTCTAGCTGCGGGTGTTTTGCTTCGTACTCGTCTCTGCCTACTTTAGAACCATTCCATTCTGTAACCATCTCGACCAGTCGGTATCTAAAACCAGACCGGTCGGATATTCCGTAAGCATCTTTACCTGAAGCAAACCTCGCCATTAGTTCACCCGTAAATACTGCATGCTCGGTTGCAGTTTCAGTGCAACACGATCTTCATCCTCGTCTGCCGCCCGCTGGAACTCTTCTTCATACACAGCTTTAAGAAGCTGCACCCGCTCCGGTGCCTTCTTCATGGCGGTGTAGTACGCGAGACCGGCGACCATACAAGGGAGGAATCGGAAAGGTGCGTCAGTAGTGTTGACCAATGCATCCGCATCTTCGATGCGACGAACATAGTAGTAGATAAGGCTATCACTAGAACTGTCTGGAGTAGGCCAAAGAACAACCTGTGGCGAGATCTGCCTGTTATAGAAAAATTGACTTGGTCTTCCTGTCTGATCCTTATTGGGTATATGCAGGTAATCACTCCTGGACATTCGATCTAGCTGGAAGTCCACACTACTTCGACGAATAACTACTTCAAGCAGGTCAGTGTGTGTAGCATCAAGCGTATATGTCGCTGTGCCTGATGTAAGACTCACCGTCGCCTGCTTCACGGTCCACAGATTAAGACCACGATTGGCCCAGTCTGCGAACATAAGATTCAGAGATCGACGAGCCGTACGCGCGTCATAACCGGTGCGGACTTCAAGCCCGCACCGTTCGTACGCCTCTTCAATAATCTCTGCTACGTCGAGATCAAAATCTCTGGACCCAGAAGTCGCCATTTACTTCTTCTTCCGCATGGCCTTGCCGCGTTTTGCCATGACGGGCTTTTTCATCATCATTGACCCGCCGCCGCGCATGGCCTTTTTCTTCATGCCCATGCCACCGCGCATTTTACGCATTGGTTTTTTCATACCCGGCATATTCGATTCTCCTCTGCTTTCGCGTTTCGACCAGACGATGGTAATCCTCTGCGTCATAGTTAACATAGTAATCCAGACGCTCCAGCTTTGCACTAGCATTGTCTAGATCCGTAAGGCGTTGCACAAAGATCATGTTCAACCCCTTGTCCTTGAACGACAGCAGCCAGATATCAACACCTGTTGTAGCCAACCATCCGTTCAATGCGAAACAACCTGCCTCTAGGTCGTCGTAAGTGTACTTGTCTCCATAGTTGCCACAAACAACTACTTGGTATGTGTCGTCGAACGTGGCGATCTCCTCGTACACCGCGTCCCAAATGTCACCAACTTCTTCTCGCGTCTTAACCTTTTCGGCCAACCATGCATTACGAGCAAAAGGACAGAGCGCGTTGCCGTTTACAAACCCGTCCGGCTTGCATAACTCTTCAAAAATCCACGCTTCAAGAGTTTCTGCGAGTTGCATTGCGCGTCGGCATTGTCATGGCACCAGCAGCTTCCTTGCGCGGCGAACACATCACACCACCGTGCTTGAAAAATCCCATTTTTTTGACAGTCTCCGGAGATTCTTTTTTCAGTTTACGGAGACCTTCGCCTTTTGATCCCTGTGGAATTGGCTTCATTTCTTTTTCCTTCTCACGGCTTTCACACGCCGGGGCTTGCCGGCTGGTTGACCCAAACGCTTCTTCTGACTAATCCTGCTGCGCTTTTCAGCGGCTGTCATTTCGGACCCTGTCTTGGGGGTTTTAGACGAAACCCTTTTAGAGGGGCGACAATATGGAGTACCCCGTTTTTCACCCTTGCGACGCCCACACGGCTTACCAGTTCTCTGGTCCGTCCACTTTTCCTTGAACCATCTTTTGAGCGCAAGACCACTTTTTGTCTTTCTGACTGCCATTAAAGCCTACCTTGATGATGTAGAACCAATGCTACAATAGATCCAACCACAGCAAAACATAGAAGCAAGAACAAACCTATTATTGTGCCCTCGACAATTTTCTTGCGTTTAGCTGCCGCTGCTATCTCTGCCTCTCTCCTCGCGATCCTGGCTTTTGCCTGAAATCTTTGCCAATCGTGCCACAGTCCAGGACGGCCCGTATAAATCATAAGTTGTTTCAGTTGCTCTTCCTGATCTTTAATTTTCTCCAGAGCCATGAATTCTTCGAGATCGGAGCCACCACCCTTTTTCTGCGACTTGCGCTGTAGATCACTTTTCGCACCTACAAACTGTGCAATGGCACTGCCTGCTGAAGCAATGTCCTTGCCGTTCTGTACGGCTGTTTTGATGACAGCGAAGGCTGCATTTGCTGCGGCTAATTCTGCTAACATCAGTACACCCTCGTTGTCTCTTCATTGACTTGTTTCGGCACACAATAAGCAGTGATCTTGTTGCCCTGCTTGTGCAGCTTCTGCGCGAAATATGTGCATTCGTTTAGGTCGCGAAAGTACATATCCTTGCTTACAAGTCGTCTTTCATCTCCTATCCCAATGTATACAAACAACAGAAATGCATGGATCAAGACTGTGTGACTGCACCCTTGGTTCGTTTACGACGACCATTCATAATGGCGCCGCAACCACGAGCTACCGCAGTTCCCTTTACAGCTTTTCCTCGAAAAGCTCTTTTTGGTCGTTGATCCTCGATCCCCCCTGTTGCTCTCTTCTTTTTCTTTTTCTTACCTCCAGTGCCATAATTTGCGGCGCCGACTTTTCTACATTTGGCGATGGCCCCACTAGCATACGCCGACGGGAAGACTCGATATCGCGCCTTAACTTTGTGATAGCATGCATCTTTAGGCATTCCTTCGTTTCCTTTTACCAGCGCAATGCGCTCTCTCGCTGAATCCACGAGGGCGCTTGCAGTTCACTTTTGATTTGCGGGTCTTGCTCCACTTTCGTTTCTGCGGAGGCTTGGAAACCTGCTGCCGCATCGACCCTCGCGAGATTGCCATTGTCATTTCTCCTAATGAAATCTTCCCACAACGGCGTTAGCATGGCGTGATTCGATTCTACCTTGGCAGCAATCACAGCCGTGCGCTTATCAACCTCAATTAATGTACTGAGGATCCAAACCACAAGAGAAAGAGCCACGCCACCAACAGTATAAATAACGGTTTTCGCCAGCGTTTTTTCATCTAGCATTTCCACCTCCGCCGTGCCTGACGTAGCCGGCTGTTCGGATTCTTCGCAGCCTTGGGGAACTTTTTCATTTGACCAGCAGATCTGGCGCAGAACGACTTGCGTCGCTTGGCATCCTTGCTGCCCTTCTTAACTTTACCTGTGACTGCTGTTTTCAGCTTGCTGCCAGGGTTGGCACGTCGATATGCTTTCACCCCAGCATCAGTCATTCCCGCCCCAGATTTCGTGGGGCGGAAATTTTTTTTGTTTCTTGGCGGCATCTTTGACTTTTTGCGCGCCATACTTTTATCCAAAGAACGCAGTAATCGCGGAGATGTTTGTCAGAGTAACGTGGCAACCATCTTCGAAGATAATTCCATGATCTGGAATTGTAATCTGCGTATCGTCACCTGCTACAAAGGTCATGGTCAACAGAGTCGTGCCAGATCCGCCGCCACTCCTGAACACAGCAGCGGGACTTCCGCTGCCGGCACTTTGAATGACAAACGACTTGAGACGAGTTCTGCCGCCGATCAGTGAACCGGTCGAGGTTACTGTCTTGGCGATAATCGAACTAGCCATCTAACCCTCCTTTAGAATACGGAGTATTCTAGCTCAACGGTAAACCTACCAGCAGTGATGTCAGCGTTTACAGTGGTTGTCGCAGCAGCATAAAGATGCGTGCTTGCGATAGCCGCAGTTACGTTAGGAACAAAAATGTGATAGTTCCCGGCTGAATCGTTGAAGTTGACATCTATTTCAGTGATTGACTGAGTCGCACTTAGCTGCTCGTTGAAGGACGTGACTCCAGCACCCACGATTTCTGTGCCTGACGACACCGCTGCATTCGTAGCCGTGCCGCTGGTTGCACTCAACTGTAGGTTTCCAGCGAGAGTTTCACCCGCCGCCGTCGTGATGCCTATCAAAGCTCGGTGGATAAAAAACTTTGTGGGGGTAACAAGGCCGTCAGGTGCATCCGTGTTCAATGTTCCCAACTCTACGAGAACGTCACCGTCAGCGTAGGCCGTGCTGGCTGCATTGGTAGCAGCAAGAGAACCAGCGAAAGATTGAATCTTGCGTGTTCCCATGGAAACAAGCTGCCCGGTTGAGTTGACGGAAAAACCCGTCTCTGTAACTACACCGGTGGTGCTGCTTTCATTTATTACGTTAAAGCCGCCCTTGGACCGGACTGGGCCTGAAAAGGTTGTGTTTGCCATTTTGTACTCCTGTCGTGGCAAGTGTCAGACCCACAATAGGTCTGTCAGGTACCGGATCATAGTACCCGAAAAAAAAGGGGGCCGCAATCGCGGCCCCCAGTCGGGGAGGAACTTTCCCCTTCGTTACGCTCCGGGCGAACCGAATACGCAACGCGGGTCTGAAAAGCCGAACGAGTAACGCTCACGAGCCTTGAACCGCATGTTACCGGTGTCGAAATCCGGATCCATGTTGGTTGCCAGAGGCATACGCTCGAAGTGCTTGAGGCCGTTCGGAGCGTCCGTCTTGATGAAGAACGCATCCGTGTCGGTCAGGTAGTCGTTGACTACGTAACCTTCCGGCAGCATGCCCATGCTCTTCAGAGCATTGACATCGTTGTCGGCGGTTCCAACACGAAGGTTCGATACAAGGAGACGCTCGGCAATGAACTGAAGCTGACGCGGAATGATCAACTTCACACCGCGCAGTGCGATGACCAGACCACGCTCATCGACGAAGCCGGCGATGTTGATCAGTGCATCCTCTAGCGAGGTTTCGTTCAGGTCTGCCGCAGTGGACGGCTCGTTGGCGAAAGTGCCACCGCTGGTGAGCGGGTGCGAAGCATCACAGAGTGCTACACCATCGCCGCCGGCAGTTGCGCCTGCGGTGAAAGCGTTGTTAAGGACTGAAGCGGCCTTAACTTGCTTGGTGTGCGCCATCGAACGAGCGAGGGCACGGGTGTAGCGGGATGCCAGACGGTCGTAGAGGTTGTCCTCAACAGCTTCCTCGGTGATCGAGAAACCCATTGCGACGGTCTCGTGGGTATACCGTGCAGTATACGCCTCGTTTGCGTCATCGAACGAGATTCCAGCGCCTTCGTTTTTAACCGGTGCGGCACCGAAACCTGACAGCATAACCTCTTCTTCGAATGCTCTATCCGAGCCTTCGGTGTCGAAGATTTCAGCATGCTGACCCTCGTAGCGACCATATTCCATGCCAAAAAGGGCGTTGAGGCCAGGCTCAAGCTCTTTGGCGAGTTGTGCGCGAGAAATAGCCATAACTCACTACCCTCCTTACGAGATTGTGCCTTCAGCAGATCCGCCAGTGGCAGGTGCTGTAAGGGCATGGTTGTTGATCATCACAATCAGCGGAATACCGGCAGCGGTAAAGTCAGCGTTTTCCGGATCGTCGAGAATGCCTAAAATCTTCAGCGGGTGCGAAAGATCAGAAGCATCTACGGTCGATACGTCAAGCTGTGCTGTCGAGATACCAGTGGTTGTATTACCATTTGCTGCGCCTTTATTAGACTCAGCCGAGAACTCTGCGTTCTCGAAAATGGTGGTGATTGCGGTCGCTTTGTTGGTAAGAGTAGCGTCCGAACAGACAATGAACCGCTGCATCGGATTGTCGTACACATTCGCAATGATGTCGAAATCTGTGTTCGCACTGCCCGATCCAGGCCAAGTGTTCGAAAACTTCTTCTTACCGGTGGTCGCGTCTACGTACTCACAGCCAGCGAACACGCCGATAAATTTCAAAGTATCACCGGAAGCAGAACTGGAGACAGCAATGGTGCCGTCGTTAGTTGCGATAACCGGAGAACCTTGAAAAATCGCGCCTGCATCTGACTTAATGTGATACGCATTAGTACCGGAAGTAGCTGGTGTGCTACCTGCGGTATTAATCGGCTTCATGCCGAAGGCAACATTTGAGTTTGCCATTGCTCTACCTCATAAGTTATTCGGAGGATTTGCCCCCGAAGGTTACACGACTTTGCCTATCGTTGTGGATAGGCATCGAGGGATGTTGTTCCCTCATAAGGTTTTCGTCAACGGAACGCATCTGATTGCGGGTCTGATCCCGATAATATTCAGTTCTCTCTTCGACCGTTTCCTCTGGAATCCGGCACAGCATCAAGCCGCCTACGCCGATAACTCCAGTATTCTTACCCTCTTCGATCACTGGATAGCGATCTGCAAGCTCGGGGTACTCGTCAGCACGTACCGGTTCCCACCCCTCGCGGAGCTTCGAGTGTACGTTGGTCTTGTCATCCTCACCACGAATGGCAGTTCTGACCCAACGATGCTGATAACCAGCCGGTGCTTCAGGTGCCTCTAACTTAGAAGGCGGGGTCCAGGGCTTACGCCGCTGAGTGGTTGCGCGAGTGGTTGCTTCGCGTGGTTTTCTATCAGCCATAACTTACTCCTTCACGTACTTGGCATATTCCTCGAGCGGAACATTCAATCGCTTCGCAATCGCAATCTGCGATGGAGTCAGTTTGACTGTTCTGCGCCCCTTTGGTGACGACGACTTTGACGCCGTTGACCCAGCAGAAGCGACTCTGGGTCCAGTATCGCGCTTCGTCTCCGCAAATTTATGCGGGAACTCCGTGCGAACACGTTTGTCAAGCTCACTATAATACTCATCGGATGCGGGGTCAAACCCCTCGTCCTCGATAAGCTGCCGATGAATACCAAAAGCGGCATACGTCATGGTTTGATCATTGCCAAACCATTCGTTTTTCTGCGCCCATGCTTCGGCCTTTGGATCTGGCTTGGCAGGTTGTTGTTCTTCTGCTGGAGCAGTAGGTTCAGGGCTAGGAGCAGGTTGCGTTTGTTTCTGCTCATTACGACGCTTGGCTTCTTCATACCGAGCTTGTTCCAGAGCGATGCGGCTAATGCGCTGCTGTGCCTCAAACATTTCATCCGCATTACCGTCTTCGTAAGCTTTGCGGTAGGCTTCCTTCGCGGCAGCAGCATCTGCCTCTACGCGGTTGCCGAACTCGCCTACATAGGACTGATCGAGCTTGTCAATGCGGGCACGAA